GTCCTGGGCACTCAGCAGGCTGGCGGATTTCCCAGCCAGGTCTACCAGCTGCGCAATGTCGAGGGTGCCAAGGTCAGGGCCGACGACTTTCCGGATCTTGTTGGGGTCCAGCTGGCCACCGCTGATCCCCTCGTTGACTTGATTGATCAGCCGCTGCCGTGTTTCCTGCTGGGCCTGATCGCTGATCACATCGAAGGCGGATACCCGAGCTGCATCCTGCGCGTCCAGTGCGGACTTGATGGCATCCCCGGCTGCCTTGAATCGCTGCTCGGCGTTGGCCAGCGCCGCCTTCATCGTCGCCGCGCCATCCACCATGGCCTTGTTGAGGTTGATGCTGCCCACCGTGGCCGCATCCTGCAGTTTCTGGGCATTGATCGGATCTTTGCCCTGCTGGGCGTTGAACGCATCCACATAGGCCTTTGCCTCGGCAGCCAACGCGGCATCAATGCGCAGCTGCTCGGCGGCAACGTCCCGCACGTCGCCCTTCAGCTTGGATAGCTTCAGGGTCTCGGCGTACTGCTGCTGGGCTTGGGCGATTGCGTCTTGACCGGCTTGCTTTGCTTTCAGAGTCTCCGCAGGATCAACAGGAGGCTGCGGAGGGTTGGGGGGAACAGGGCCGGCGACCGACTCATTAAGCAGCCTGCGAGCCTCTAAAAGCCGCTCAACCTGCAGGCGGAGCTGATCCCGCTCGATCGGTGACGTTGGCTCCGCAGATCCCTGCTTTAGCTTGCGGTCAAGCTCTGCCAGAGCCTCTCTAGAGACCTCAATCTGTGTATCGATGATGAGGCCGCCGCGTTTTTTAGCGAGATCAGATCTTAGTCGTCCCAGCTGCTCGTCAATTTTCTCACGCTGAATGTTGGCATCAAAAGGAAGGGCAATCTTTTCGGACTGGAGGCGTTTGATTTCCTTTTCTACGCCAGACAGCGCTGTTAGGGCTTTGGCGCCTGCCAGGTCAAATCCTTCAAGCAGCGCACGACCGGACGTGTCGCGACCTCCAAGAAGCACACCCGTCGCGCCTTGACCGAATAACTCTTTTTCTTGAGATTGGATGTCGTTGAGGATTTTGAGCCGCTCGGCGTAGAGCTGCTCCCTTTCGGTCGTGACCACATCGGGGCGGTTCCTTAAGTTGTTCATCCGCCTTTCAAGCTCTCGCAGGCGCTCCTCGGCATCCGTGGTGTCCAGCTTGTACTTCTTGCTTTCTTCAATTAGTGCAGTCGTGGTAGCAATCTGATCCTCGACTGCCTTGATTTGTTGCTGGGTCTCCGTGAGGTTGACGCTACCGAGAAACTCAAGCGCTGCCTTAAGCCCAGTCAGTAGCCCATCGCCAACTCCACTGAACTCCTGCGCCAGGCTCAGCTGCAGGTTTTCCCACGCGACTCCAAGCGCCTTGATCCGCTCGGCGCTGGTGCTCAGGCTCTTGTCAAGCTGTGCCAGCTCAATCGTTTTGAGGCTGTTGAGCGACCTGATAATCACGTCCGTGGTGATCTTGCCTTCGCTGCCAAGCTGCTTAATGGCCCCCACAGGCACTTTCAGCTCGCGGGCAATGGCCTGAGACAACGGCGGCAACTGTTCCAGCACCGATCGCAGCTCATCACCCTGCAGGCGGCCGGATGCCAGGCCCTGCGTCAGTTGGATCAGGGCGTTGTTGACACTCTCTGCAGCTAGCCCTGAGTTCTTTGCTGCAGCGGTGACGCCAACAAAGATGGTTTCAATGTCAGAGAGGCCCACGCCAGTCGGGCGCAATGCCGAATAAAGCTGGGCAAAACCGTTGGCGGCTTCAGTCTGGCTAAGGTTGAGTTGCTTGGCCGCATTTGAGGCCACAACCACTGCTTGCGCACTTTCCCCGAATCGACCAGACAGCGATGAGAGCCTGACGCCTGCGGATTCGGAAGCAATCGCCAGGTCCGAGATTTGCTTAACCGTTGCCGCGATAGCTGTGCCAGCCAATGCACCTTGAAAAGCCACAAATGCCGACTTAAGCCCTTGTCCAGTGTTAATTGCCGACTGCTTGACGCGCTCCAAGCCAGTCAGCGCTTCGCTGTTATCAACGCCAATAATCAGATCGAGCCTTCCCGCAGTCTCCGCCACAACCCACGCCCTGTCTGGCCTTAGGTTGCCGGGAACCTATGCCATGACTAGCGCCATCGCCTTCCTGGCCAATGCAACGGCCGTTTTCACCGTGCCCACTGATGGCACCATCACCGAGCCTGCCACCGGCAACGTGGTCCCGGCCACTGAAACGCTCACGGTGACGCTATACCTGCGCAGCAGTGGTGGCACCGCGCCGCGTCTCTCGGAGTTCCCCGGCGTTGGGGTCGAGGATGACACGCTGGAGGGCTATGCCGTCAGCCCCCAGGCCTTGGATGCTCGCATCACCGCCGGCACTCCCGGCACCATCGCCTTCGATGGGGAGGCATCCTGCGCCTGTGAGGTGGCCGCTGCACGGTATCCCTTCGGCGGGACAGGGTTCCTAGGCGAGACGCTGCAGGGGATCCTCGGGGACAAGATCAGGATCAACCGCATTAAGCAGCGATGACGACCGTCACAGCGCGTTACCGCCTGACCGGGTGGAACACGACGCAGCTCAAGCTCAGGATCCCGGCCATCCTCACGGCCTACGGCAAGGTGCTGGATCAGCAGTTCAAGGAAGAGATCAAGCTGGTTCAGTTCCCCTGGCCACGGACCACCTACAGGAAGAACGGCACGATTGAAGGCAGCCCCCGTGACATCGTGGACCTCGGCGGCTTCCTGCGCTCACAACGCCGCGAGCGGCTGTCAGCCACTGAGCTGCGCTTCACTTGGAACGTGCCCTATGCACGCCTGATCCTGACCGGGTACACCACAAGCAGGGGCAACGTCTGCCCGCCTCGGAATTGGATCGAACCGGCGCTACAGGCACAGCCGCTAGATCGGTTCTTCGCGGATCAGTGGAAGGCCCTGGCCAAGCGGAAGCTGTGACAAGAAAAAGCCCCCGCATGGCGTCGGGGGCCCCTATCACTGCGCCCTAGCTTGCCGGTCAGCTGACCGTGGCCACGGAAAATACAGGGAGGACGTCAGACCCAGCATCGCCAACCGTGCCGGCGGCAACGGTGAGCAGATCGCCAACTCTGTAGTTTGTCCCTGCGACGATAATCGAGGGGGGCGAGCTGACGGTGCCGCCACCGGCCACCACGATGTCTGCCGTAGCGCCCAGGCCGCTGCCCACACCCTGCGCAGGGTTGCTGCCCACCAGTGCCACGCCAGAGTAGGTGGCGGGAGTGAGGCCGCTGCCGGCGGTGGATACAGTCAGGGTGGCGATTGGGTTGCCTTGAGGGTACCAGAGAAGCTGTCCGTAGCCCCTGAATGTGAACGAAATCGTAGCAACATCCCCAGCCTGGATAGATTCCTGGAAGCCTTCAACGAAAGCCACGCCAGCATGAATCTCGGCATTGTCACCGCTGCCATCCTTGACAGGCGACTTGCGGTAGACCTGTAGGGCAGTGCCAGCAGCACCGTTCAGCCAAGCCCGCTTCAGGATGCGGTAACCCGCATCACCCAAGCTCAGATTGATGCTGGCAGGCACCGACCACCCGATATTGGTGGAGAGCGGGGTCTTCCATCCATACTCACTGGAATAGTCCAGCGGTGCATCGGTGGAATCCGTGCTGCCGTCGATGCTGGCGTTGGTCAGGCTCAGAACCTGCGTCAGGCCAGAGGTGGAGGTGGGCGCGGATGAGGACGTGGTTCCAAGGCCAACGTACAACTCAAAATCGCTTGCTACGAAATAGCCCTGGGTCATGATCGCGGTGAGGTTTGGCTTAGCTTGCCGCCATCAATTCCCGCTGCTCTGCCGCCTCCAGCCATTCCATCGGTGACGGCCGCGCATCGCAGTGCAGCTCCCAGTCCTGTACGTCATGATCCATGCCCGAGGTGGCGATCAGGGCATCCTCCAGATCGGGCCCGGTGCATCCGAGGGTGGCAGCGACCTGCTGTGACGTGAGGCCAGCCTCCAGCAGCTTGCGTGCCTTGGATCCCCGCTCGCGGACGCTGGGGGGTGCGGCGATCGAGAAGCCGTGGTCTCGGCTGTAATGCGTGCTCTCCCCCTCCACACAGCGGCCTAGCAGGGTGGAGAACTTGTAGGACTCCCCATTGGCCGGGTTCAGCTTGGTGGGGTCGTAGGCGCGGAAGGTGCGCAGGAAGGCCACGTCCACCAGGCTGGCCACCACATCACGCTCCAAGCTGGGGTACTTGCGGGCCATCTTGGCGGTGAACTTCCATGCCAGCCGCACGTTGGCGGCATACAGCTTCCCAAAGGCGCGCCGTTCTTCCGGCGTAAAGGGCTTCTCCAGGTGGTCACGTTCCCGCCATTGATCCTCAGCCATGCCAAGGCCTGTAAGGATTGTCAGCTGGTCACGGTTGCGTCGGGCCATGGCCCATCTCAGCCACGGAACACCCGCAGTGTACCGCTGTTGCCTTTGGGAACACTGAGGCACAGCGCACCAAGGGTGCCAACCAAGCTGGGGACCACGGTGAGGCAGTTGAGCACGGTGGGGGCACCGCCACCACGGAACTGAACAGACACCACGTCAACGCTGGCGCTCTGCAGGCTGCTGTTCGGGATGCCGGGGATCAGTTCCCCGAGGTTGCTGTTCCCGCCGCTGAGCAGGGCGGGGGTGGTCAGCAACGCCTCAGCCAGATCAAAGGTGGCCTGTTCCAGCTGCTCAGGGATGGTGCTGCTGCTGATGCTCACACCGTCCAGGGTGATGCCACTGCGGGGCCAGGAGAGGGCCTGCGCGGTGCTGGCGCGGCAGCCGGCCCACTCCAGTTCATCAAGGTGCCGCGTCGCGGTGATCAGCGCACGGCCCTTGTCATCGGTGCTGGCCGTGGCCCAGGAGAGGGTGCCGAGGGCCAGGTTGGCCAGCGTGTCACCGCCTGCCACCGTGAGGTAGGAATTGGCGCTGGCAGAGCCGGCAGTGGCGGTGACGGTGACGGTCATGGCAGGGGCTTGATGATGCGCTGCGTGGTGCCATCAGGGCGGACCTTGAGCAGTTGGTGCCGCTGGGGTTCGCCGGCTTTGGGCTTCAGGATCCTGCCCACGGCGGTGACGGCTTGCTGGTAGGTGGACATCACGCTTTCTTCATCCGGCGGGCGGCCTTGTTGCCTTTGCCACGGTTGGCAAGGCGTTGGGATTCCGCCTGCTGAGC